TGCCTGTGCTTTTTTATGAGCGACAGTAAATGAATCCCCTGCTCGCATTCTTCTCTTCATAAACTCCATATGCTTATCACTATGATGTTCAGAATGTTTTTCTAATAAATTTTTTTGACGAGTAGTTAATTTCATTTTTTCTTCTTTTTCTTCTTTTTAGCTTTTAATTTTTTAAAATCAGCAGAAGTGATCTTATCTCTAGGAGGTGCAACAGCAGCCAGTTTCCTTTGTTTTGCAGAATAAGAACCTTTAGGCATGATTTTTCCTAGATAACTCCATGTTACCGCTTTCCTTAAGATTTTACACTTATTTCTTCTTCTTTTTACGTCTATGTTGATAATTTATTTTTTTACTACTTGTTTTTTCACGTTTAAATCTTGCTTTTTCGGCTGCGGTCATCTCTCCAACAGTCTTAGGTGTCTTACTTGATACACGTTTACTTGGTCTACAGGCTGGATATCCTCTTTTTTCTCCTTTTGAACGACCACAAGGCTTTCCTGTCTTCACATCAACCCAATTTTCCTTAAACCAACGTGTTAAACCACCTTTGGCTCTAGGATTTGTACTACTTTTTCTTTTTTGTGGCACGTTTTTTCTCCACTCGATAAGTACCTCCACGTTTTTTGTACTCTCGTACAAGCCACGCATTAGCATAAGCACTAGGATAGACCTTAAACTTACGTTTGGCTTCGGCTTTTACTCTAGCGTAAAGAGTTTTATTTACAGGAACATTCACTACGTTTCTTACCTCCCTTCTTTTTTTTCTTCTTTTTCTTAGTCGTAGAATGATACATAGTAAGAATTAGGTAGTTCTTAATATATTCTAAACGCAGTTTGCCCTAGTGTCTCTGGTTTTACCAAATTAAACTGCTGTAGACAAAGATACCCAAAAGCATCAAAAGCGTGATCAACTCCTAAGTTTTTATTAGGTAAACCAGTATTCGGTGCATATGTAAGAGTTCTCAGTGCTTTTATCAATTCTTTACATCTAGGATGAATTAAAGTCCTTCTTTCTCCATTCGCATCATACAGAGCAGTATTAACAGCAGTTATCTTATCTCTTATCTTCCAGGGAGATTTAGGACTCATAACAGTAAAACCACTACGTCTGAGAATATTATGATCCGTTACACCAACTCCACTGGTTTTTCTTGCACTACCCGTTGGGTCAGGGCAGGCAATAATTCTCCGATCCACCCCATACCTTCTCACAACTTCCTCTGTAAAATCCCAAGTGGTAGCACCTCCTGTCAGCATGATCTCATCAAAGACATATAGTGTATTATTATGCTTCACAGCACAGATTCCAGCCATAGGATCTACGTTAAAGTCCAGCCCCAACAACAGTGGCAGCATATGTAAATCAGCTACTTCTTTATCAATATTCTCATCAGCAAAGCTAACAGCGACTAAACCAGTAAGATTTTCAAAGCTGGCTTCAAATTCCTGTCTGAACGTGCGTGGGTCTAATTGACTCTTAGCAGCTTCAACTTCCTCTTTCTTTACATTACCCCCTTCAATGGTTGTAAAGCTCCACCTTTGCCAATCATCCCATTCCTGTTCACCACAAAAGCACCACATATCATAAAACCAGCTTGCAGTACCATCAGGAGTACTGATAAACAAAGCCCAACCCTGTTTATCTGCCAATGCAGGTCTAATAACTTCAGCCCACACATCTCGCTCCATAAACGCTGCTTCATCTAATACAACACCAGCTAAACTTCTACCCCTCAATGCCATCGCATTTTCAGTTCCCTTCAATTCAATACTCGACCCATTTATCAAATCCAGCCTTAAATCTGTCTCATTTTTAGCCTGTATCCAAGTCTTAGGCACTAATCTCTTCAGTTCCTTCCACGCAATATCCTTTGCCATCCTATAAGTAGGAGCACAATAGAAATAAACCTCTCCAGGTCTACTAATCGCACCCCTAAGTAGCTCGATACAGGATAAATATGACTTCCCAAACCTTCTCCCAGCCACCAATAACCTAAATCTTTTATCACTATTGAACACCTCCCCCTGTGCATATCGTAAACTTACCTCATTCAAGCTCATAAATTCCTTTTTTTACAATCTTACCCCCCCTTTATAGCCTATTTCACGTTTTTTAGGTTATTATTCGATTATTAACCCCCTCAAAGACAAAGTCCGTGGCTGAATCTTTTATTAACAACTTAAATTACGACCTTCCAGCTCCTCAACGTAAACCCAGAGTACAAAAGTACACAGGAGGTTCTAACTCAAGAGCAGTTATAGAAGCTCGTTGTCAACGTCTATACTCTCGTCAACTAGAAGGTAAAACTACCAGACAACTAGTAATAGAACATTCTAAAAGAGAAAATATCTCAGAACCCACAGGCTGGGCTGACTGGAAGAAAGTTAAAGAGTGGAATGATCAAGATTGGCTTAAAGAAAGAGATAAAATGATTCCTCGCCTACAAGCAATGCGTATGCGTCTTTTCAATAAAGCCATAGCAAAAGGTCAACTTCAAACAGCAGCACAAATTCTCGATAGCCTAGGCAAAGTTGTAGGTGAATCCGTAGAAACAGTAAACATCCAAGCTCCAGAACTTGCTATTCGCATAGAACCAAAGCAATAAAGATACACAGAATATATTTAGGTTACCCGTATACCCAGGTGTAATAAATAATTTTTACTACACCACCCCCACGCATAGCAGAAGTTGAAATTAAATTTTTTTGATAAATAATTTCAATTGTTTTTCTCCGTGATATTCTCCGTTCTTACTTCCTACTAATTCGTAACCTTTTGGCATTTGCAAAAGCCATTGTTGAAATTCTTTAGTCATGTTTAATTAATTTATTAACTATATTAATAATATCATATTGTTGTTAATTTGCATAATTTTATGTTAATATGGTAATAGGAAATACTAGTAATAGTACTTTCTTAATTTTGATAAATTATTTTATTTATCTTTCTTTAGGATAACTAAACTATCAAAATTTATTATTTCTTAGAACTAATAAAACTAAGAATAAAAAAATTATCCAAACCTCATTTAATTAAAATCATGAGAACATCACTAATGCTAATTTGTTTTTTCATTCTTGCTTGGCAAGGATTAGTAATTACAAATACTTTGAAAACAAGATTAGAAGAAAGAAGTAATCAAGTACAAACAATTTTAAATAGGATTTAATTATGAAGTATTTAAACTCTGAAGAATACAATACGATTCTTCTAGCTATCAATTCATCAACAGATTATGTTGTTTATGGAAAAGATAAGAAAAAAGAATTCTACGAAACTCTTTTCAATAAACTTTTTAATGTAACTCAAGAAGATATGTTAAATAAAGTTTATCAAGAAGAAATAAACAAACCTATAAGTAAGTCTTAATTGACTTACTTTTTTTTATTCATTCATCCTAAAAAAATTATGTATACAGTATTTGTTAGAAATTGGTTTAAATATAATCCAAGTGTAATTAATCAACTTGATAGTTCGCTTAATGGATTAGAACCAAATCCAACCGCTAGAAAATATAAACTAGCTACTTTTGAAACTGAAAAAGAATGTATAGAATATTGCAAGGAATATAATAGAACACATAAGCAAGGAAGATTAAGAAGAAAAGCAGAATTTACAAAATACTATTAAAAATATTTTCTTAAAGCTATCTATTGTAGATAGTTTTAAAAAACTATTTTTTATAAATAGTTTTACATTCAAATTAATTTAATTAAACCTATGAAATTTATTTTCAAAGAACCAAAAATTTATTATAGAAAATTTGATTTATTTCAAAATAGTTGGATTGATTTATTTTTAAATCAAACCGAAGAAGAAATAATTAAATCAATGCATCCTAATTTAGAGAGCAAACTTGAAAGAGTAGAAACTCTAGAGAATGGTAAAAAAACATTTACTTTAATATGGGAGTCTTAAACAATGAAAAAGATTACTTTTGAAAAATGGGAATCAAAATTTTATGATGTCCCATTTATAAAACCAAATTTTAAATTATTAGAAGATATGGGGGTTGATACCTATATGGTTAATTGTTCCCAAGATACAGAAGACGGAAAAACAAAATTCGTTAGGGTTTTTCATTTTGGTGGTTGGTATGAAATCTTAGAGAATGGAAACCATTATTTATTATTAGGTAATGAAGATTGGATGAGCAAAGAAGAAGAAGTTATTAAGACAATGAAAAAAGAGTTATATGATTGGGCATCAACTGAACTTTCAAATTTTGGAGAATAAAAAAAATGAAACTAACTAAATTTCAAATAAATGAAGATCCTATATTTGAAGGATTTTCGGATGGTTCAACGTGGAATGGTTGGAAAAATCCTTATTTCACTTTAGAAGTTGCTAAAGATGTATTAAATTATTATCAAAACCAAGAATGTATAGAGTCTAGAGAAAGTTGGTTAAATTGGGATTTAACACCAAGTAAACAATTTATGGGGATAGATTTATACTGTTTTGGATTTGGTTTTTGTTGGGATGAAGTAACCAAAGAAGAAGAAGAAAGAATTGATTTAATAAATAAAGTTATAGATAATTGTAAAAAAGATGATGAATATTTAAGAGATATAGTAAATGAATATTTTCAAGAATTAGAAACAACTTGTAGGGGATTAGAAGGAATAAAAGAAACTTTAGAAGAAAGGGAGAAAGAAAATGTATAAACACCATAATCCAAAACTATATAAACCATTAATGAAAAAACTATTAGATAGTTTAAATTCAGATTGGTATGATTCTTGTTATGGTAATGATCTTGTAGCAAGTATTTCTTTAAATACTAGCGAAGAAGATTGTATGACAGTTTTTTTACCTAATTCAAAAATACATGATGAAGATAAAGAAGATTTTTCAACATATGTTATAAGAAAAAATATTATGGCTAGTTGTGAAGAATTAATTATATGTGAAAGTGTAGAAGAAGTAATTAAGAAAATAAAGGAGATTGAAAAATGAATAAATATAATAAATGGAGATCTAATTTTATAGAATTAGAAAACACTAAAAAGAATTCTAAAGAGATAGAAACTTTATGTAGTATTTCAATAGATATGCTAAATAAAGAAACTAAACTAATTAGAATTTATAAGGATAACTTAGGGGGATATATAGAGAAACTTAAAAACAATAATTATTTATTATTAATCGATAGATCATATTTTGAAGATTTAAACGTTGAGAAGTTGGAGAAGATGTTATATCAATTTTATAAAGATGAAAATTTAATAGAATATATCAAATAAAAAAAATAATAATAGTTGCTTAAAGGGATATTAGTAATATCCTTTTATGAAGCTATTTTATTATAGTTTCAAAAATCCTAGAAATCTTAAAAGCCGTTAAAAGCGTTTAGGGTTAAAGGCTGTAAACACTTATTTAATTAAAACAATGGATCAAGAAATTATTAATTGGTTAATTTATGTCACTAATCTAAGAATAAAAACTTTAGAAGATGATGGCGAACCAGATTTAATAAAAGATGAATTAAAGATGGCTAATTATGTTTTATACAAGTTAGGAAAATTAGAAGATATGGGAGATATTTAATTATATATGATATTAACATATATCAAATATATGTTAAAATAAATAAAAGAAGTATAAAAACTTCTTTTTTAAATTCACACTTATTTAATTAAAAAAATGAATAAAAGACTTAAAAAACTTTTTAAAGATTATGATGATAATCTTTTAAATTATTTTGCTGGTTTATCTCCCAAACAATCAAAAGCTTTTAACAAGTTAGTAAAGGAGAATAAAAAGAAATGATTTTAAAAATGTCTAAAGGTAATAAAAAGTTATCGAAAGATACTTTGATATTATCTATATCAGCTGGTTTAACTTGTCCAGGAAGTAACAATTGCAAAGCTTGGGTAACTCTTAAGGATGGTAAAAGAGTATTAAACAGAGGTAATGAAACTATCTTTACTTGCTTTGCCGCTAGTGAAGAATTACGTTATCCAAATGTTTATAAAAGTAGGAGATATAATTTTGATATAATTAATAGTTATGTTTTAAAGAATGATTTAAAAGGATTAACTGATTTAATTAATCGATCTATTCAAAGTAATAGAAAGAATGTTTTAAAAGTAAGAA